CCTGACATTGAAATGTTTATCTACCCGCGCCCAACGCGCGATCTGGAATGGCATTTCATTTCGGTTGAAGAACTGACACAGCCAGCAACGCTTGACACAGTCCTTTCGTTCCCGCCCGGCTATCTGCGTGCGTTCCGCTATAACCTAGCGTGCGAACTAGCGCCTGAGTTTGGCGAAGAACCGTCGCCACAAGTTCAGCGCATAGCTATGTATTCCAAGCGCAACCTGAAGCGCATCAACAATCCTGATGACATCATGTCGATGCCATACAGCCTTATTGCATCGCGCCAGCGGTATAACATTTTTGCAGGAAACTACTAATGAAGACGCCCATACTGGGCAGCGCGTATGTGGCCCGTTCAGTAAACGCTGCCAACGCACGCATGGTAAACTTGTTTCCCGAAGTGGTGCCAGAAGGCGGCATAGAGCCGGCGTTTATCCAACGTTGCCCCGGCTTGCAGCTTCAGCAGGTTGTTGGCGAAGGCCCGATCCGCGGGTTGTGGGCGCACCAGACGCAAGGCACTGATTTCTACGTTGTATCAGGGTTTGAAGTCTACAAACTGTCCAGCCTGACCGGAACACCTGTTAAACTGGGCGACGTAACTGGCACCGGCCCTGTATCTATTGCTGACAACGGTTTGCAGATTTTCTTTGCCTGCAATCCTGACGCATACATTTACACTGAGTCAACCAACACGTTTTCGCAGATTACCGACCCTGACTTTCCCGGTGCGGCTACTGTCGCATACTTGGATGGTTATTTTGTGTTTAACGAACCAGACAGTCAGCGGATTTGGGTAACGCAAATTTACGACGGTTTTGAGGTTGACCCGCTAGAGTTTGCCAGCGCCGAAGGTAGCCCTGACGGCGTCGTTGGCCTGTTGGTAGATCACCGCGAATGTTGGGTGTTTGGCACCGACTCGACCGAAGTGTGGTACAACTCTGGCGGTATAGATTTCCCGCTGTCACCAATTCAAGGCGCGTTCAACGAAATCGGTTGCGCTGCGCCATACTCCATCGCCAAGATGGACAACACTGTGTTCTGGCTGGGCGCTGACGCGCGCGGCCAAGGCGTCATTTACAGGGCTGCGGGCTATAGCGCGCAGCGTATTTCTACGCACGCAATTGAATGGCAAATCCAAAACTATCTAGATATGAGCGACGCTGTAGGTTACACCTACCAGCAGGACGGCCATGCGTTCTACGTCCTGTCGTTCCCGTCCGCGGATGAAACTTGGGTGTACGACGCTGCCACCGGCGCATGGCATCAGCGGTCATCTTACTCTGCCATTGCACCGGGCGAAGGCGCGTTTGAAGCCGAATCATTTTATTCAAGTGCGTTCTACGTTGTACAACCACTTACGCCTTCTGGCGTCAGCGGTGCGTTCTCACGCCATCGCAGCAACTGCCAGTGCAACTTCCAAGGTAACATCATTGTCGGTGACTACGCCAACGGCAACATCTACACGTTTGAGTTAAATGTTTTTGAAGACAATGGAATAGCGCAGCGTTGGCTGCGGTCATGGCGCGCGCTGCCGACAGGCCAGAACAATCTCACGCGTACAGCAAACCATAGCTTGCAGCTTCAGTGCGAAACAGGCGTTGGCATAAACGACGGCCAAGGCGACGATCCGCAAGCTATGCTCCGCTGGTCCGACGATGGCGGCCATACATGGTCCAACGAACACTGGGCAGCTATGGGCAAGATAGGCGCAACTGGCACCCGTGTTATTTGGCGCCGGCTTGGCATGACGCTGAAGCTGCGCGACCGCGTCTACGAAGTGTCTGGCAGTGACCCTGTCCGCATCTACTTGACCGGCGCTGAATTGCAATTGAGCGGCACAAATGCCTAACACTCAACTCACTCGTATCCCCGCGTCGCGTGTGCCGGTTATTAACGCAGCAACCGGCATAATGACGCGTGAGTGGTACAGGTATTTATTCAACCTCTTTACACTAGCGGGTGGCGGACAAGCTAACTCGGCGGCAAGTTCGTCTATGGGGCAAGACTTGGCCCCGCTGTACACGCCGCAACTTGAAGATAACCGCCACGGCGTGTTCTTTGACACAACCACACAAACAGCCGCTGCCATCAATACAGCGTATCCAATAACGCTTAACACCACAAGCATAACTGATGGCGTCTACATCGGCGCAACTACATCGCAAGTGTTTGTGGACCGCATACGCACTTACAACTTTCAGTTTTCCGCGCAACTTATCAAAGCCAGCGTTGGCACAGGAAATGTTTTTATTTGGTACAGAGTAAATGGTGTTGACGCGGCAAACTCTGCAAGAAAAGTAACTTTAGCCGGAAGTAGCGCGGTAGTTGTCGCCGCAGGCAATTATGTGGTAAAGCTAAACGCCGGTGATTATTTTCAATTGGTTTTTTCTACTGATGATACAGGTTGCCAAATTGTTGCAGTGGCTGCTGCCGCCCCTGCCCCCGCAATTCCGTCCGTTATCCTGACGGCCACTAGTAACTTTAATTGAGGCCTAGCTATGACTGTTCTTGCTCAACAACCTAAAGCACAATTCTTCGATGCTAACGGTAGCCCGTTGGTCGGCGGCAAGGTCTATACCTATGCAGCCGGTACGACAACGCCGTTGGACACGTACACTGATGCGTCGGGGATTACACCCAACACCAACCCAGTTATTCTGGACTCCCGCGGCGAATGTAACCTGTGGTTCTCTACAGCTACTAGCTACAAGGTAATCTTGGAAAGCGCGACTAACGTGCTGCAATGGTCCGTTGATAACATTGCGACCTACGGCTCCATTACCAGCCAGAACTCCAACAACGTGGCTATTACCGGTGGCACAATCACCGGCGTTACGTTTACAGGTAACATCACCGGCAACGCATCCGGCAACGCGGGCACTGTGACAAACGGCGTCTATCTGACAGCCACGCAGACGCTGACAAACAAGACCATCACAGGTCTGGCTTCGGCGTCAACGGTTAATGACAGCCTTGGTACGGAATACACCATCGGCTACCGCAGCGTCCCGCAAAGCCTGAACACAACCGCTGCGGCGTCAGACATCGGAAAGCATCTGTTTGTTTCCGTGACTACCACAGTTCCGTCAGGCGTGTTTGTATCGGGTAACGAGTTTCTTGTGGTCAACAGCAGCGCCGTTGCTGTAACACTCACACAGGGCACTGGAACGACGCTACGGCTTGGCGGCACGGCTACCACAGGCAGCCGCACCATTGCCGCTTACGGCGTGGCTAACGTGCTGTGTACCGGCGCTGAAACATTCTACGTCACCGGCAACGTAACCTGATAGGATCGGCTCATGCCAATTATCGCAGCAAACATCATTCCTGCTAAGAACATGGAAAACGCGCAGACAACGCAGTATGTGGCGCCAAGCAGCACCACAACTATCATCGACAAGTTCACCGCTACCAACTTCAGCAGCGGCATGGTCAATGTAAGCGTCAACTTGGCAGCGGTTAGCGAAGCCGCCGGCAACAGCAACTTGATCGTCAAGACGCGGACGCTGCAACCCGGCGAGACGTACACCTTTCCCGAAATCGTAGGTCACATCCTGCCGTCCGGCGGGTTTGTCTCTACGCTTGCGTCAGCGGCAGCGGCGGTCAACTTGCGTGCGTCTGGACGCGAGATTAGTTAATGCAAAATTTCCTACGCATTGCTGACGGGCTAAATACATCTTCTGTCTTACGGGAGTTAGTCACGCAGCCAGAGTTATGGAACCAGAATACACTTCGCACCAGCCATCCTGACACCGCTCATGCAGACGTTAGCGACATTTGGCTGTGGTTTAACGCAATCCCTGACACGCCTGACGGTGTTATTAACGACATCCAGACGGTCGAGTATCCTGCGTGGGCGCGCCTGCCGTCGCTGCGCCGCATGGTGTTGGACCTGATCCACCGCGTCAACGGCGTCCAGCTTGGCCGCTGCATCATTACCAAACTGCCGTCCGGCGGTGAGATTACGCCGCACGTTGACGGCGGCGCTCCAGCAGAGTTTTACATCCGCTACCAGATTGCACTTCAGTCCCTGCCCGGCGCGCTATTTCACAGCGGCGACGAAACGGTTAACTTCCGCGGCGGCGAAATATGGTGGATCAATAATCGCGTAACACATTCTGTTGTAAATAACAGCGCAGATGATAGGATAGTCTGCATTGTAGACATCAGGAGCGCATAATGATAACGGCACAAGTTGAAGATTGGGCACCTTTTATTGAAGAAGCGCAACCGTTGCTACCTTTGCATTGGGAAGAATTGGCGCTCAACAAAGATAAAGTTCCGCTTGATCCGCAGTACGACCTTTACGCTGTCCGCGATAACGCAGGGCAAGTGCTAGTGGTGACGCTGCGCGAAACTGGCCGTTTAGTGGGATATTTTATTGGTTTTATTGCGCCGGGGCTACACTACCAAACGTGCCTGACGCTGACAATGGACATCTTTTGGACGCACCCAGATGTGCGCGGTGGATTTAGTGGTGTAAAACTCTTTCGTTTAGTTGAAAAAGAGGCTAAAAGGAGAGGCGTGCATCGTATGTTTTACGGTTCTAAATTTCACAAAGACGCTTCACGTCTATTTGAGTTTTTAAAGATGGAACCTGTAGAGACATATTACAGCAAATGGATCGGGGAATAACATGGTCGCAGTAGTAGCCGGAGCGGCAGCATTAAGCGCAGGGGTATCCATTGGCGCATCTAAAAAAGCGGCTGCCGCACAAGTAGCCGCGTCCAATACGGCAGCAGCAGCGCAAGAGCGTGCAGCGGCGCTGGCGTTAGAGGCACAGCGCACCGCGTCGGCTGAAGCCATTGCGGCGGCAAAAGAAGCAGCGGCAATAGCGCAGCAAGCGCAGAATGAAGCAAACAGCCAAGCGCAAAACTTGGAACGCGTGCGTCTTAATGAAGCGCGCGCTGCGGACGAGATAGCGTTTAAAGCCGCGCAAGCAGCCTCGGACAAGGGATACGACGCCGCTCAAGAGGCGTATAGGACTTCATACGCCGCCGCAATGGCGGCTAGTGATGCGGGTTATGACACCGCACTAGCTGACGCCAATAAAGGTTTTGACACCGCCCTAACCGACGCCAACAGGGGTTATGACGAGGCTCAAACCGCCGCGGAATTGGGATATACTACTGCTCAAGGTGATTACTCACACGCAGAAGGTACTAGTACAACATCAACAGGACAACATTCTCACGCAGAAGGATCTTCCAATACATCGTTAGGAGCAGGATCACATGCTGAAGGATTTCTTAATTATGTAAATTCAAGTCAAGCTCATGTTGAAGGAACATCTGTATCTGCTTCTGGAAATTGGGCACATGCTGAAGGCAATTTAACTAAAGCCAAAGGAGAAGCTTCACATGCTGAAGGTTATGCTTCAATTTCATCAGGTTCAAATAGTCATGCTGAAGGTACTACAACGATTGCATTTGGAACATTTTCACATTCAGAAGGTAGAGAAACATTGGCATCAGGTTTATATAGTCATGCCGAAGGTAGAGAAACAATTGCATCAAATTCAGTTTCATCAGTACATGGAATAATTAATTTACCATCCTCTTCTATTTTAGTAATTTCTTTAGATTTATCAGTAATAAAACATATTTTTTGTTTTGTTGTTTTATCTAAAAGAGATATTGATGTTATAGGAGCAATTGCTTCTTGAATAAATTTTACTGTAAGTGAACCTAATATTTCAGTTTCAATATCGAGATGTATTATATTTTGCCATTTAGGAATTTCATTTTCATATTTATAATACAAATCTCTTAATACTAATAATTCCTTATTAATATCTTTTTCTAAGACTGATGAATCTACTTTAACATATCCTTTTTCTTTTATAGGAACAGCATACCCACCTGTTAATACAGGGAAAGAACCTTCACATTGTGAAGGTACTCTTCTATATAATTGATGTTTTGGTTTAAAATTACTCCACCCATTTTGATCATCTCTTAAAAATACACTATATGTTTGATGATCATAATAAATTGCTTGATACATTAAATAAATTTACAAAAAAGATTTTGACTAATTTTAACTAAAATTAGCTTTATTCCATCCTCCATTACAATATATCCATAAAAATATTGTAGTAGCACCTCCATGTAAATATAAATAACATAACCCATTTCCTGTACTAGAAGGTTGAGATGT